TTGTTTCACCGTCTTTACCACCAGTCGCAGGTTCAGGATTTGTACAAGCTAAACTACCGATAACCTGTTGATATAAAGTTGAATCGAGTGAAGACTCATCGAGTAAAACTGTTCTCTGAACTATACGAGTTAATTTATCAGATTCAACATTATCTTTTATCCCACCACCTTGTGTGTAAGAAAAAGTCAATGTTGTGTTATTTGGTGCAATTCCATAGGTCTTTGTGTAAAGAAAGTTTGATGGATCTATATTCTGTGATGTTGAAGATTCTATTCCCGTTAGAGAAGAGCCTATCAAATCTGGGTTTGGTATTATTTCTTCATCATCAAAATCAGAAACTCCAGCTCCAAAACTAATTTCGTAAGAACTTGTAAAATTTGCACCAAATGCTCTCGATGAAAATCGTCTAGATACTTTTTTCATTTTCATCAAATACGGAGTTTCTCCCCTATATTTGGATAAAAATTTATCATTTCTAGGAATATTAGGAGTTGGATCAAAAACAGTATCTTGTGCTAAATACGGTACATGATACCATTCATTCCCATCCGAATCAACCGCTTTTAGAATTTCTATTATACTTGAATCCTGTATTATTACCTTGTCATATGGTTTCGGCGAACCAAACTCAAAAGAGGCCGTTTTCAAAACACCAGAAACAGAATTTACTGATTTCTTCAGTAAATAAAATTCAGGTTCATTTGTTAGGTCATCGACTTCAAATACTGTAACTTCTGTTGGATCAAATGAACTACTAAATCTAAAATCTAAATAATCTATTGTTCTGAACTGTATGGCAGAGTTATTTTCTGATTCCACTCTCATACCGGGTTCTATTGCAAATGCGTAATTCCAATCGGGTGAATTGTTTACACCCGAACCAATCGCCGGTACTATTTGAAACACATCTAATTTTACATTTGCAGCAATTGATGTTTTTGGTGAATAACCAAATGATTGAGCTAGATTCAATATGTTCTGTGTTTCAGAAGCTTGCAATATCATTGATTCCTGAAGTGCAACGTCTGTATAATATGATAGAACATCACCGACGTAGGCAGACATTTCTAAAAACATCATACCAGGTGAAGACTCATTGAAATCTTGATAGGTATTTGGGAAGTAATTTTTTGCAAAATCTATCAAGTTTTGACGTAAAGATCCAAAGTCTCTCGAAAGATACCTAATATCTTTTTTTACTAAATCTGCCATTAGTTTTGTGCCTCTTCAGTTATACGAATAGTTGCCATTTCTGATATAAATATCCGTATCGGTAAATATATGTTGGTTCCTTTGATACTGACTCTCAGAAATATACCAACAACATGATTTGGATCTACAACTCTACCATCTTCTGACATATTCAATGTTACAGTTAGTTGAGTTATAAACAGATAAGGTAACCATCTTCCTATTGCAGATTCAATTTCTCCCTTTAGAGAATTTTTGAATTGACTTTCATCTGATATATTTTCAAATAAAACTCTTCTAATATCTGTTCCAAATTCAGGTTGGAAATATCTTTCCCCCTTTGCGGTAAGTAATAGATTTTTCAAGTTACTTAGAACTTGGTCTCTGTTTGTTACCGTTTTGAAAAATATGCCACTCGGATTGTTGAATGGTAGAGAAACACCAATTGGTTTTGTTGTAACTGGGGTTATAAAATCTGCTTGATTTCCAGCTAACGTTACAGGATCAATTATTACGGTTTTTCTTCTAAACACAGATTATCTCCCAGATTTTTCGTTCATTTTTGCAACCAATGCAGAATAATCACGAGTAAGTGCCTTCTCTACTTCTGGTGTTATTTCAGAAGATGAGTATCCCTGTGGAACCATATTATCTATGTTTGGGGTAGATACCATACTTGAGTTGAATCTCATAGTTGGGTATTCCTCTTCGTCATACATTGATGACTCCATAGACATTCTAGTTTCATTCAATAATTCTTGAATACTCAATCCTGTTTTTGTTTTTACAGGTTGTTTTTTCTTAGAAACTTCTTTCATGAGGTTCATTCCATGTTGTAACGCCTCTTTTTGTTTTGGTTTTATAGATTCATCTAACCTCTTTTCCAAGGCGTATTCTATTTCCTCACGGATAATCATCCGAATTTGTTTCAATAACTTATCTAAAGCCATATTAGTTCTCCTTTCAAAGTATTATGTCATTTTACTAAATTTTGTTATTTCATTATAAAATGTATTTATAAGACTTGGATCTTTTTCATTCAGTCGTTTTTCATATTCAAGAAAAACAGGAGTCTTTTTCAATGACCCACCAAGACCACCAATTGTCCAAGGATTTTTTTCTCCTCGTTTTATTATGAAGGTAATTTCCTTACCACCCCAATTTCTAATTCTACCAGCTTTTACACCAAATTGATCACCGTTTCTTAACTGTTTTCCTGAAAGATTTGATGCGACTCCTGTGTTTCCTCCCAAGAAGAGTCCCTGTCCTGCATTGTTTACTGCAAGTAGAATTTCTACGTGGTCTAAATTTGTTATAAATGCACCTGGCCATTTTTTTAGAACTTCAAAGATTAATTTACCACGTTCGGTCCATTTATCATTACCAATATGAGTCACACCATCATACAAAATTATAGCATTACCATTTGGGTTCCATTTTTCAAAGTTTGTATTTTTTGAACCATATTTTTCTTGTGACTCTGTTCTTTTAGAAATCAATGATGATAGTTTTGCATCAATTTCTCTTATTTTTCCATTGACATCATTTAGTTCCGCAATTGCCTCGTTCAATTTTTTTTGAGGGTCTGGCCATTTACCTGTGCCTGCATTATTTTGACGTAAACATTCTTTGTAGTATGGTATACTACCTTCCCATCTTGCATTTGCAATGGGACTACCCCACGGAGTTGGTGTTTTAGTATTTGGTATTGGTTGTGCATTATCATCTAAAAATTCTAGTTGTTTTTTTCTGGTCCAAAGTGTCCCTTTTTTTGATTGTGATTCATCGGCTTCAAATGTTGCAAAAGAAGCATCAACATTTACAGGATTTCGTTTGTACATTTCAATTGCAGAAGTACACCCAGCTATATTCTGAAAATCTTTATCAGCTTCATAACCATTTGTATTTTTTTGTAAACAATAGTTTACCCATATCCCACACCAAAAAGGTTCATATCCCCAGTTGTTATCACCCGCATTTCCTATACCACCCTCTGGTTTTCTATCAATAGAATCTGTACTGTAACCAGCACGAGTGATAGTTGCGTGTGTTTCACAACCTTCCATAAAGGTATATGGTATATTTTTATTCACAATACCTGCTTGACACGGATTCAATAAAAGTGCAACATCATATGGAGATTCTGGTTTTGGTGTTTCGGCAAACATTTTTTCAACATCGGAACCATAATTGAATAAATTTTTATATCGTTGTGGTTCTATTCCTTTTGTTATTTCACCAGTACCAACTTCTTTTGACCGATAATATACACCATTTGACGTATCTTTATTTTCGGGTAGTTTTGTCCATTCAGCAAATGTCTTCAGTTCAGGTGCAGGTTTACTTGGTGTTGATTTTGCATCTGGATTATTTTCTCGTGTATTTTTTTCAACTTCTGCAGTTTTTCCGTCTGGTAATCCAGAATTACTTTTTAGTGGAGATGGAGTTGCCTTTAGTTTGGCCTTTTCTTTTTGAATTGAAGTAGGGTCTACAAGTGTTTGAACAAGTTCGTTAATTCTTTGAACAATTGTATTTTGTTTTTCAAGTTCTGTTTTTTGATTTTGGGCAACAAAATTATTAGTGCCAGTAGTCGGTGGTGATGGCATCTCTGTTCCTCTTTGTGAGGCGGGGACTTCAGTATTACCATTTTGATTAACTGTTGTTACTTGAGATTCTGGTTCAGTCGCTGTTTCTTTTCTACCGGAAACACCCGATGACCCACTTTTTAGTGCAAGAGTTTTGTATTTTTCAGTTGATGATTTTTTTGCCTCATCTTCTAATCTTTGAGATCTTAATTTTCGAAGTGCATTTAGTTTTGCAAAATTTATAGAATTCTCTGCATACTTGTTTTTACTTCCATCTGTAAACCATTCATTGCCTAGTGCAAGTTTTTTATAGCCACCCGATTGACCAGATGTTCCTTGATTTTGTTTTTCTACTCTATCGTCCTTTACCGCTTCAACTGATGTATATTTTCTATTATCTTCAACACTTGATGTTGAACTTGCACCAGAAACACCAGTTGTTCCAACTCCACCAGAAATACCAGATGTTCCAGATAATCCAGTTGTTCCTAATGTACCAGATACTCCAGAAGTACCGGATAAACCTGGTGGTTGAGGAACAGATGGTGTTGGTAAAACATAACTTGGTTCCCACCCTTCGGGTTCAGGTAGAACAGAAGAAAATTTTCCCGTTATTAATCCGTTAAATGATTGTACACTTGCACCAACTAATCCAATAAGCTGTGA